TCTTTAATGTATGACCACAAACCCTTGACATCAATTCTCTTTTTACCAACTATTATGTCGGCATCTTTTATTGGGTCAACTCCAAGCATTTGTGTTGGTTCATGCTCTATTTTATTTGACCAGAAAAAATACTGCGCAATCATTTCAGCCTTGCATCCTAGTTGATCGACCTGCAAATTAGGCCTGGCATACTCAGGATATTTGGCTGATGTGTATTGATTCACTGTGTCTCTAAGGCCACCAATATAAAGTGCCTGTTCATTTATTAATGGTGGATATTCAATGTGTCCTGTTTTTTTCATTTTGTTTTTTAATTGTTTCGTGCATGTGTAAATACAAATCCCAGATTTTGTCAGATGCAATAGACTGGTTTTTATAGGTCTTCGGTGACTTTGTTATTTTGCCATTATCATCAACTTCAATAAAACATTCTTTTCTGTTTCTCATTGGCACAATGTAAATTTTAATTCCTTGTTTTAAGCACCAGGATTGTGCATCAAAATATTTATTTCCCATCTTTTATAATCGCCAGACCCAGTGTTAAATAATTAATTAAATCAGCATATCTTGACTCAATAGGTTCTGACATTTTTGTTTTCTTGTTTTGTGCATGAGTCATGATTGATTGTGTGTGTTTATGAAAAAACACAGCCCACACTTCAATTGGAGTTATTTTTAGGGCATCTGCTGTTGTTTTAAAGTTGTAAAGTATGTCAACATTATTGTTAGTGTATTCAGGCTGTTTGTCATTCATTATTGATTCTGACATTTCAAACAACTCTTTTCTTATTGATTTATATTCTGACTGTTTCATTAGAATGGTATATTGTTTTTTATTGCAGGTCTTATTTTAGTTTGCACAACGTTTTTATAAACACCACCAGAATTAAAGTCTGGCGCAAGTGTAAACGTTCCTAATTGGCCATTCTCTTTACGTTTGACCTTTTGGATGTGTATTTTTACAAGGTCTGAGCCATATTCTGTTTTTTCACCAATTACTCTCTCACAGACTAAACCATTGAATGTTTTGTTAAAGAAGTCAGCAGAACCAGATATTTTATACAAATCAACCTTTTGAAACTGACCATTCTCTGATTCTATTTTTTTTGGGTGTGCCACTAAAAAAAGATGTGTGTTTGTCTGTTGCACAAATTGTGTCAGTAGCGATAGTTTATGCCCGATATATCCATAGTCACGTTGTGTGGTGTGGTCAAGCATATTCCAAGGGTCAATAACACATATATTAATCCCTCTTTGAAAAACCAATTCTCTAAACTCTTTAAGGATTGATTCCAGTGTTAAGTTTTTTAAATCAATTTTGACCCAATAAAAATGTTCTGAAATAAAATCTTTTGTAGCATTTAGCATATCATTATCACAGTTTTTACCATTGAGTTTGTTGGCAATACGTTTGATGTGACCCTCATAAGGAAAAGACTCCGGGGCAAATATTGCACATCGAAAGTTATGTTTCTCAGCCAGATTACACATCAACTGATCTAAGAAATCTGATTTGCCATGATTGGGTATGCCAGTTAAAACAGTCCATTGTGCAAGTGACAGATTGAACAATTCACCACAATCAAAGCCTATGTCATAAGTTTTTATCCCTTTTTTATTATAGTTCAAAACATCATCCCAAATGTCATTGATATTCACAATACCATCCAAAGGGAAGTTTTTAGGCTGTTTTATGAGTTCTAACAACGTTTCTTTGTCTTTTGATACCAACACATCATTTGCATCCTTGCAGTCCTTAAAATCAACGTATTTGCATTTATACGCGCCAAATCGTCTGGCAAGTTCGTTTCTAAGTGCCAAGCCAGCATCATCATTGTCTGTGCATATAATGATTGATTTTTTATTTTCGAAATATTTATAGCAATTGTCTAAGTAATCAAGTTTGGTGTTTCCTTTACTTGCGCCATTTGGAACAGAACAAACATTGTAAAATCCACATTGATACAATGTTAACGCATCGATTTCGCCTTCAACTATGTAACAACTGTCTGACGATTTGATAAAATCCAATCCATAAAAAATTAGTTCTGCGCCTTTTGATAGTTTAAAATTTTTGTCTCTATCTCGATATTTAACATTGATTAGTTTATTGTCGCGATAATAATTAAAGTTGATTGACTTTTTTCTTTGTTCTATTTGTGGGAAATAAGTGATTGACTCTGTGATTTTCCAAGCAGTTAAGGTTGTGGCATTAATCTTTCTAGTCTTAAACCACTTAACAATTGGGTCTGACAGTTTATTTTTGTTTTCTTTTGGCAATATCCATTCTGACTTGTTTTTAAATTTTATTGACCCTGCATAACCACAGTGGTGACAATTATAAAGTCCTTTGTCAATATCAACACTAAGGCTTGGGTCATTTTTCTTTTTTCTTTTGTGGTGACATTTTGGGCACTTGGTTTTTATCTGACCAGATGTTTTTCCTTTAAGGTCAATGTTTAGTTCATTAAAATTCATTGTTTTAGTTTTTAGTTTATTTCGACATATTCAATTATCTCTTTTATTTCTTTTTCTGTCAATACCCTTTCTAAATTGTAAGACATCAATGTTGTATTGTTTGCAACAGCCCCTAAACATTTTTTGTTATTATCGTCATAAACAAAATAACGTTCTAAATTTTTTACTTTGTAATAAGCATCAGGCCTTTTTGATTTGCATAACTCATTGAAAAAATCAATGTATTTTATGCCATCTTTATTTTTTTTTCTGATCTTTAAAATAGTTAAAAAATTAACAGACCAGAAATTATCTGTCCTAATTTTTTTTATAATCACATACAATTCTTTTAGTGTGTATTTATCAATCGTTACTGCTTTATAAATACAGTCAATCCATTTAGTTTTTTCTTGCTCACTGATTGGCCAATATTTTTTTGGAAATAGCGCCATGAAGTGTGTGATGTTTTTATTGATTTCTAAAAATAAATTTTCATTCTTAAATTTGCCACTATTATTATTATTATTTATATTATTATTAATATTACTAGTATTAGTATTATTACTAGTGTTATTAATATTATTATTAGTATTATTAATAATATTATTAAGAGATTGTGACCGGGTTAAATTTACCGGGTTCGGTTTTTTTAACATGGTTGGATTGGCAATGTAATAACTAAACCCCCCAAACTTCCCGGCATTTCTGATTGGTATTTTTGACAGAAACTTACTGTTTTCTAACTCTTTAATTTGTTTTCTTATTGTGTGATTTGACACATTGAATGTTTTTTTTATAACGTCAAAAGTGATTGGCACATTGGCTTTTTGAGTAAATAACCAACAGTAAAAACCAACTGATGACATTGATAAACTATGCCCAAATATTTCTTTTGGCACAACAATTTGGTTGTCAAAATTTGGTGGCTTATATATTTTCGTCATCCAGCAAAACAGTTATGTTTTCACAAAAAACCCTAAAATCATTATATATTTTTAAAAACGTTTCAAAAGTAATATGACCATCTTCATATATCTCAAACAGTTTTTCAACCAACAATTCCAATTCAGTCTGTGTGGAGGGGCCTATATATTTAAAATCAATATCCAAACTAGCATTAGAAGTCCAACGCACTCTTTGAGTTTTTTCATTCCAATAAATATCTCTATTTAAGTGCATCTGAAAAATAATTATCAATTTTAGTTTTGCATTCCTCTAAATCATTTGACCACATAGCAAACCAACCACAATCTTTGAGTTTTGCCAACCATTTCTTTTGATTTTCAGTCGGCTTATTATATCCTGATTTTAGTTCCAAAGCAAAGCCATTAAATTGTTTTGATGGTGTGAAAATCATAACATCAGGAACACCAGGTTTTGTGCCTAGCATTTTAATTTTATACTGTTCAAATGGTGTTCTTTTGCCTTCATTAGGAATGTGTGTAATGATTGCATTTGGATATTTTTCGTCAATGTAAATCATTAATTTATTTTGCATTTTATCTTCATTGCCCAGATAATCGTAATAATGATTCTTTGCTCTCATACACTTTATAACCTGTGTTTTGCTCTATAAAATTTTTTTCTGAATATGACAGTCCACATTCAGAATAAAAAGCATTTGTAAACAAAATTAGTGTTTTTTCAATTCCAGACGAACTAAACAAATAAAATTTATTTGTGTCAGTAAGTGATTGACAGACTCCAAATTCACATTTTATTACTGTGGTCTCATTAAATTCTTTTAATATTTTTTTAACATAAGACTCTTTAACACCTAATAAATTACTGATGTTGTTTTTTGATTTGTACTTGCCAAGCAAATACAGTTTGATAATTTTTTCTTTTGTTGTCATATCAATTTTACTTCATTATTAAAATCGTTCCAATATTCACCAGGACACACACCGGTTTCTTTATAAAAAAACCATCTGTCAAATGCCTCTTGCCATTGCCATCGTCCAAGATCAATATGTTTTTCTGTTAAACCAAATATTTCAACTTTTGGGTTTTTGTCTTTCGAAACACCAATAAACCGAGAGTTTTCTGCCGGTATTGACAAAAAATCAGAATAAAAGACAGCCTGCAAAAACCACCTCATGTTCTTTGCATTTTGCCGAAAATCGTTTGCCCATATACTTCGGCAACTTTTTAAATCGCATACAAAATCTTTGCCTAGC